CTACCCCATATAGTCATCTCCATCCCGTTGTCTAATTTGACTACAGCCCCATCAGGTTTGTAGTGTCTAGAGGCAACTTCATGCCTGCAAGCCGCTAATTGCAATTGAAGTTCTGCGCTTTCCCTCTGCCAGTTTATTTCTCGCCAACACCATGCACTAGATAGGATAAGGCACAAACCGATTAAAAATAAAACAAGATATGATTCTTTCATTTCCCTTATCTTTCTACCCCTCCTAAAGCATCTTTCAAGCCCAATATGTCGAATCTTCTCCGACTTACTATGCTATAATTTAATAGGCCATTGACTGATCAGGCCGTGTTTTTTGGTGAAAAAACATAGCAACTGCTCGGATGTGGATTTCCGATGCAACCTAAACCTGCTGTACTGATTCGCTCCGATCATACAGGGACAGATAATAATGGAATTATCCAATACCGCATGGTGGTGCCAGTGTCCCATGAATACGTATTGGAAATCCTTATCTGTGCCAGCCCTTACCTTATGCTCCATATCAACCGTAGTCTCAATAGGATAATATGGTGTCCTGTGAGTCATCTGTACTTCCATTGAGTGAGAAAGCAGGCATTTCCATCCCATAACATCAACTACAGTCATGATACTTTTAGGGATATTCCATTCAATGTTAGAGCATTGCTCGGTATAACCCTGAGCGATGAGGTAGACTGACATATCCCAGTTACGATCAGCAGTCATCTTGAAAGCAGGACGCAAAGTATCCCTACCGTGGTTACCGCACATGCAATTAACACGGATTTTATCGAAATGCGGTGATATTCCTACGAGAAAACGCCCAAGTGCCTGTCCCACACGGGGAACAGCTTGAGGCATGGTTAACGTTGTGCCGTATCCTTCTTCTTGGGGCAATATCTTGCCGGTGAACCAGTCACCGAGGCAATTAACATCAAGGGAATGAACCTCGCTGGCCTGGCGCATGATATTAACAAGCTCAAGTGTCTTATTGGCCGTTTTATCCATCCGGTTTAAAAATATCTGCCAGTTATATTCCGCTAAACCTTCCATCTCCTCGCTTTTAACGAGCTCCTCGGCGTGTGCATCTGTTAGCATAAGAGCTGCGTGCACCTCGTCGTGGGATAATACTGGCTTTTCATATATCACTTTTTTGGGTGGTTCAAATGCCTCTATACCGCCTTTAATGTAATCAAATAGGCGCTCATCAGTACCCACTTGTTTTTTAAGCCGATCATTCTCTTCCTCAAGTTTACGTATGTATTCTTGGGTGGAAGCATCCTTGGGGTCAGGATCATATTGTTTTTTAAAAGTTGTTCTATCCATTTTCAATCCTTGATATGGTTTATTAACAATTCTTTATCTTCTGGCCAAAAAAATATATCTAATAGGCTAATTTCCGCAACTTGTTTTTCTTTTTTTGCTCCTATTGAATTTTCCCATCCGGGCAGCATAACAACGCAATCACCTTTGCACCGATCTAGACGAAATATTATTTCAAGATCACCACGAATATAATCAATGTTGTGGCGTGAAGGATTATCTCCAACCTCTCCAGGGAAATTAGCAGTATTTAAATGGGGCGTAATAACAGCATATCCCATGCGCCAAAGTTCAACTGCTACCTTCCGGGCACGATAGATATTATCCTGAATGCCCTCTATGTCATCCGCTCTATATGGACCGGAAATATAAGCTATTTTCATTCGTTTAATGGTCTCGCTTTAGGTACATTCTCAATCGCCCACTGTACTTGTCTAGGCGTAGTCCAAAATATTTTATCACCCATCCGGAACTGATATTTCTCAAACTCCGGCTCGTTGGCCGTTTGCCTGTAAAACTGTATGCTCACATTATCGCAACGATTCATTCGGAAGTCTACATCCTCAACAATCTGATCTTTCTCGGGATCATCTTCTTCAATCAAAGTAGACACGGCACGCCTGATTGCATCCCGTGTCTTTGTTGAAGTATCGTATTTACTCAAGAATTGAGATCGATTCATTGATGAGGAGGGTTTTTTGGTAGGTTGAGCGGAGGGTAAATTCTCTTTCTTCCCTCCACGCAGTGTCCATAGGCTGTGAGATTTTTTCAAAACGGCTTGACGGGTGACACCGCATTGGTTGCTACAATCATCTATCCATTCATCCCAGTTGTCATACTTATCAATATTACTGGTAAGCCATTTACTGATAGACATAATAACTCCTGATTAGAGAATTTTCCATGTCTAGCCGTCCTCTTGACCGTTAGTGCCATAAAGTTGCGTATAATACAAAATAGTAAGGACTGCTAGAAAGGCGTCTCTGTCAGATATTGATATGGTGTCTGTAAAGTCAAGTTGCATGATTTCAACTTTTTATACAGTATAAATTATCCCTACTCAAACTCCGGACACCCATGGCCATAATTAATGACACGTTTATTAAAGTTATATAGATCGCTCTGGTAGACCTTTTGTTCCCCGTTATCCTTTGTCCACATTCCCTTGTCGCACCATATTTGCGTCCTATCTCCATACATTATCTGGCCCATTAGGAGCTGGTCTCGGGTACACAATTCATTAGTGTCTACTTCTTTAGGGTAACGGACTCTTAATTTAATCCTACAATGTATGCAATTTTTACAGTCAGCCATCTGCTTTTACAGTCAAAACAATAGATATTCCTATTATTGAAATATTGCCCCTGTTTTCCCACCCATATTCTGTGGAAACTGTATTCCGTATTTCTTTTCGAGCTCCTGCATCATCTTGAGTTCTCGGGCTCGTTTATCTAATGCCTCATCCACATCTTCACCTTTTGCCGCAAAAATATCGGTGAGAGTATCAAAATTAGCCTTAAGCGCTGTATCCTTGCCTTTTGCTTCTTTGAGCGGATCAATCCAATCCTGTTTAACAATCGGTATCCATTTTGGCTGTGTCCAGTCTTCGCGCCTCATATCAAAGCCAGGCGCGTTCACTTTGCCATGTACTACAAGGTCATTTAAAAAATTTTCATAAACTACATCTGCAAAATACCGCTTGAGCATTTCCACTTGAATCCGACAATATAAATATAACATCATAAAGATAGTACGAGCATTAGAATAGTTCATCTGCCGCCAATCCTGACTCAATATTTCTAGGGGTGTGCCAAGTGCTAAAGCAGGTCCAGTTAAAAGTTGTTTTGTCATTTCTCCAAATTGATCATTGGGACGCGAAGGTTTACTTATTTGAATCTTTTCGCCATTCCTCAGATAGTGGATTTTCCCTGGTGCAAATTCATGCACACGGTCGTAATCTGTCTCTCCGCTTGTCTCCGTGTAATTCGGTTGGAATGTTTGCGGATTTTCGGTATAGATAAATCCCGTCAGGCAAGCATCCTCAAGGGCTGCATATATTTCCGCCTCGCGGTAGCGGTCAAGGTCTTGCAAATCTTTAAGCGAGGAGGCAAGGCGCATAAAGCCGCGTGTCTGCTCAGGCCTGATAGGATAATACAGATGAATAACTTTGCGAGTGCCATTTGGATTAAAAGCGGGCACCTCTTCATAATCCGCAGATTTCATACCCATGACATTGATTGCATCGCCAGGGTGACGTTTCAAGATATAATATTTTTCTGGAGCTCCCTCACTATCGAATTTGATGCCATTACGAATATCAGGATTTCGTATCTCATCGGGAGGAGTTGCCAGGTGGTCGGCCTCCATTACATCAAGACAATAAGGGATAAGCCTATCTTCTCGCTTGCTTTGTCTTCCAACTATTAATACCTCGCCATCTCGTATAAGAGTAGCCTGTACCAATCGGCATTGGTCTTCAAACCGTTGCAACAGGCGTACATCGGATTTCTTTGACCAGCGGGCGAAATTCCGTTCAACTTTTTCGTTAAACTCGTTCGCCCGTCTCTCTGTTATAGCGGTCAAATTCTGCGGCTTGCCGACATCAGCTTTTACTTTGCTTTGAAATTTAAAACCCTGGCCCACGGTATAGTCAACAATGCGCCAAATGATACCGGAGACAAAACCATTATTATATTCGAGCCAGCGCATATGTTTGCGAAGTTTATCAATACTACCACTTATAGCATTATCAGCGGATTTACTCAGAAACCCCATATCATAGCGCATCCGCCCGCCTTCAATGGATTCAAATTCACGCTTATCGCTTTTGAAATTTTCCAGCATTTTAAGACGGTTTCGAGCGATATGCCTGCGTAATGCACGTTCAGGAAAGATATATTGAAATATTTTATCAAGGGTATTCATTACCAGCGTCTATACCTCCCATAAGAAACCATTACACCGGAATCGCCCGCATTTTCCATTTCTTCTAGTTTATAGCTCATATGGAAAAGTTCTGTGAGTTCTTTGATTGATCTGTACTTAAGCCTCCGGCTTCCAATGCTATATTCACCAACGCATGGCTCACCCGCCACATGGTTCGCAATGGCATCTTTGATCGCATCCCGCAAAGCGCTCCATGTCGTAAAAGAGGTAGCCACTATTTAATCTCCCATCTATGACCGCATTGCCGACACTGAAAAAGAGCATATCCCGGCCTACGTATCCGGCATATAACGGGATATGCATCGCAGTTCGGACAGCGAGGATTGCGCTTATAGCGCATAGAGCGATTATCAAGATTTTCCTCCATGCGGTTTTCAAGGACAGATGATTCCTGCTGTGGAATTTCCTTTTTAATGAATTCTGGCTTAGGCGCCTCAACAGGCTTTTTTGTAGAGGGTCTACCTCTGGGTCTTTTTTTACGTTCTGCCATATCGCTCCTTTTTAGAGTTAGGTGCGGCCCCTATATGAGACCGCACACTTTAGG